GGTCAGTGCGTATTCAGTGTACAGTCACAGTTACATTTTCCAATGCAGATCAAGCTAGATACTTCTTCAACTCTGGCGGAGAAATAAGATTTACCTCTAGTCGCAGCGGAGGTCAAAATATTCCGCAAAATACATCTTGGACTAATCTATTAAGTTCGGTGGGCACAGTCGCTTGGGGCGGAAACAAGCCCGGTACTGGAACATCTCCTAACGATAATCTAAACTATTATAGATGCAGTAATATTTTTAGCAACTTCTATTCGGCGAGTGCAAGCACTCCCTATGGTTCTAACTCTTATATTCTGGCAGCTAGGACTCCTGGAATAGCCAACAATAGCTCAGGAACAGCCAGCAGCATTGAGTTTCAGATTACCTGGAACGATGCTCACGTAGGCGATTCTGGAGGTCCTGACTTTGTTGATGGAACTTTTAGTCTAAACGTTTCGACACTAGCTGCCTCGGGAACATTAGTTCCTGTTGGTGCAGGTAACTTCACTGTTTCGACTCCAGTTATAACAATCAACGCTATAACAACATAAATTTTCCTGGTTATCATAGCATAATAAATAAACTGCTATGTTAATCAGGAGAAACAATGGAAGAACAACTCAAGCAGGCTCTTGACTTTTCGAACTATCGTCAGAGCTTTTCTATCCAAAGAAAAACCCTCAAAGAAAAGATCGAAGCCAAACTCACCTATGGCGCATCTGGTGGAATCTTTAAGATTGATCAAACACTCATAGCATTTGTTAAGTTTTTGATCGACCAAGAAAGAACGCAAAATGTTCCGTTGATCGACGCTAACGGAAATCCTGTCTTAATCCCCGACCTTAATATTTTTATGAATGAAATATTAGATAGATATTTCACATCGGTCTACGAATATCACGAGCAATATCAAAATCTTAGAAAGAGTAGATCTGTAGAAAAGTTATTAGACCTATGACCAACGGTATTCTAATATTTGCTCATAACAATAGAGAAATAGACTATGCCCTTATGGCAGTGATAGCCGGGGGTCTAGCACGTAAACATCTTAATGTTCCTGCAACACTAGTGACAGATGCTTCTACATTAGAATGGATGGCAAAATCGGAAATAGTAGAAAAAGCCAAAGAAGTCTTTGAAGCGTTTATTATCGTTGAAAAACCTTTAACTGATAATCAACGTCGATTACATGATGGAAAATTTTCTGATGTATTAGTTCCGTTTGTTAATGCTAACAGAGCAAGTGCTTGGGATCTAACTCCCTACGATAGAACATTATTAATAGACAGCGATTTTTTAATTTTTTCTGATAGATTGTCTGAATATTGGGATGTAGACGAATCTATATTAGTTTCTGATTCTATGAATGATATGGTTGTTCCTTCTAGGAACGGATATCATGACAACTACATTTCTGATACAGGAGTAAAACTGTTCTGGGCAACAACAGTAATGTTTACTAAAGACGATGTCTCAAAAATGTTTTTTGAAACAGTAGATTTTGTTAGGACTCATTATTCTTATTATGGAGATCTTTTTAGATTTGATCCGAGGCAATACAGAAATGATATCAGCTTTAGTGTAGCAAATCATTTATTGTATGGCTTTGAGGAACCGGTAATGTCATTGCCTCCGGTACTAACGACCATAGATAAGGATATACTACATTCTGTAGATGATAACGGAAAACTAACTTTTTTATTGTCCGGTAAAGTAGATGCTAACTATTGCCCTGCGACTATAAAAGATACAGATGTGCATGTAATGAATAAAAAAAGTATAGTTAGAAATGCAGAAAATCTTATGAGGTTGATATGAACTTTGGTTATCTTATAATCGTGTCAACGTCAGATAAAGCAGATTATTCTCAGATGGCATATGCTCTTGCCCTGAGTATAAAGAACACTCAAAAAGAAGGGTATGATAAAGTAGCACTGGTGATCGATGACAAGATGTATCTCGATAGATTCGAATCTAAATGGGTTTTTGATCATATTATTGAATGGAATGAAGAAACATTTTGGGATGGGCGTTCTTGGATGGATCGATTAAGTCCTTTTGACGCAACGGTTTGTCTAGACGCTGATATGTTATTTTTAAGAGATTACAGTCATTGGATTGATTATTTTTTAGAAAACACTGAGTTATATGTAGCCAATAAAGGGTTTACTTATAGAGGTGAAAAAATAACTTCTGATGAGTATAGAAGAACTTTTACAAAAAACGAACTGCCAAATCTTTATAGCTTTTATACTTTTTTTAAACGTGATAGTGAGATGGCTAAAGAATTCTTTTCTTTAGGTAGACATATCATAAAAAATCCTTTACAATTTTCAAATGTATATCTATCAAAACTAAAACCTAAAGTTTTAGGAACAGATGAAGCTTTCTCATTGGCAGCTAAGATACTAGATATTGCGGATGAGATCGCCTATGACCTAGAGTTTCCTAGAGTAGTGCATATGAAACCGATGGTACAAAACTGGCCTTGGCCTGCTGACACAGTAACAGACCATGTAGGGTTTTATCTTAATAGAAAAGGACAGTTAAAAATAGGAAACTATCAACAGCACGATATAGTTCACTATGTTGAAAAGGATACTATTACTCCTGAGCTTATCAATATACTTGAGGAAATAGCATGGAAGAAATGATCGATTTTGATAAATGGCTTTCAGAATACGAAGTTCCTGAAGTAAGATATGTCGCAGTCTATGACAAGGATACTGGCAAAGTTATCAGCGTTGGGCCTAAGTCTGCATTTCCAGATGAGAAGTTTAAAGTATTTGTTGACACAGAAATCGCTGAGTTAATCTTAAAGGGTACTATTAGCATACATTCTTGTTTTGTTGATCCGATGGGTGATAGTCTTGAAATAACAGAAATGAAATCTGTTTTCAAGATAGACGATGTTGTCCATAGAGTAATAGATAAAAGATGGTCTGGTGTAGAAATACCCGATATCTATATTACCTATGATACTACTTCTAAAACATTAAAGATTGAGTTGACTGAAGATTTAAATGGAACGTATATACAGGCTGAAGAGTTCCAACCACGACCAAAGCGTTCAGTACATTGGGGCGGAGACACATTGATGAATTTCTTATTGACTGATTATAACGATCCTAATGTATTAATCAAGATGCTGTCTGTGAGATTAGATGAACTAGTAGGTCAGGCAAAGATATTTGAAAATATTAATCTTCCTGAAAAGTTCAGTGTGTATACTAGAAGAATATTTAAGAGTTATGTATTGGAGATATTATGAAAGTCATTGAGTTTGACGTAGTGTTTCTAAGTTATGACGAACCGAATGCAGATCTTCATTATGCAGATTTGTGTAATAAAGTGCCCTGGGCAAAAAGAATACATGGTGTGAAAGGCAGTGATCATGCACATAAAGCCGCAGCAGAGTTATCAGAAACTGATTGGTTTATAACTGTAGATGCAGATAACATCGTAAATCCTGACTTCTTCAATCTCGATCTTAAGATGGATGATCCTAAGATACAGGTCTACGGCTGGTGCGGAAGGAACTCTATCAATGGACTACGATATGGCAATGGTGGTTTAAAAATCTGGCGTAAAGATTTTGTTCTAAACATGCGTACTCATGAAAACGCAGAAAGCGAACGAGCACAGGTAGATTTTTGTTGGGAAGATGGATATCGTAATTTTCCTAGAGTGTATTCTGAAAGCGTTATTACAGGTTCACCTTTTCAAGCCTGGCGAGCAGGATTTCGTGAAGGTGTCAAGATGACCTTGCTCGATGGAGTAAAAGTTCCTCCACAGGAAATCAAGCAGCAGATATGGTGGCATAACATACATAGACTCCGTATGTGGTCAACCGTAGGAGCACATGAAGAAAATGGTATCTATGCAGTCTATGGAGCTAGATTGGGAACATGGATGACCAACTGCACTCAGTGGAACTATGTAGATGTTAGAGATTTTGAAATACTAAGAGGAATATGGAATCAGTATGGCCGACCATATGAAGAAGTAAATGGTGAAGGTCTCGTAGAAGCTATCAAAGATTTAGGAGAACAAATCAAGCATGAACTTGGTCTCGATTGGCCTTGGCTTGATGCGGCGCAGAGCAAATATACGCTAGATCTATATGACGAAACTATTAATCTGGGTCTAACATATTATCAGATGAACGAAAATGTATGATATATTTTTCTTTGGTGGTCTGGGTGAACAATGGGAAACTCTAAAGAGGAGATATCCTAATGCTCAACGCCTTGACAAAAATATGTCTATAGATCAGATACAGAAAAAATCTTTTACTAAGATGTTTTGGTTAATATGGGATGATCTTATACTTTCTGATTTTAATCTGAACAGTTATCGAGCAACAAAATGGGATGAAGAATACACCCATGTTTTTAAAAATAAAAATACCTATGATGGTATATGTCTTATAAACAAAACAATATCCATTTCTAATAGAGAGTTTAAAAACAGATTCTTTATGAATAAAAAAGAAATAGATATTGTGGCCAGTAATCCTATTCCTTTTGAAGTTTTCTATATTAAGTCATACGATGATTATCTGTATGCTGTCGAACATTCAAATCTTGAAATGTTTTGGGCGGTTTGGAATGACATCGATGTAGATTTTGATTTTGATTATTATGTTCCTGCTTACGATAGCTTTCACAGAAACATTACTCATGTTTTTAAGAACGGAGAGTATTATGACGGCATATGTTTATTTTCTAGGAATGAAAAGATAACCAAGCGTGAGTTTGATAATAGATTTTTCACAAATAAAAAAGAAGTAGACATCTTAGCCAGCACTCCGAGGTCTTTTGAAGTTTTTAATATTTCAAGTTACGAAGATTATCAGAATGCATTAAAAACTTCTGAGACAGACATGTTTTATGCTGTATGGAATGATGTCAAACCTAACGACTTTGATTTTAGCTATCAGGTACCCAAGTATAATCAAACGATAGTACATATTTTCAAAAACGGAAATAACTTTGATGGAATATGTTTGTTTCCTAAAAGGAATGTGTATGCACGTCGAGAGATTGAAAAACGATTCTTTCATACAAAGAAAGAAGTAGACATAGTTGCCAGTCAACCTAAAGACTTTGATATAGTTTTTATCTCATATCACGAACCGTATGCCGATAAACATTATCAGAAGCTGCAGGAAAAAGTTAAGAGAGATATAAAACGTATTGACGGTGTTAAAGGGATACACAACGCACACATAGAAGCTGCGAAGCAGGTTTCTACACCTATGTTTTGGGTAGTTGATGCTGATGCAGAGGTATTAGAATCTTTTAACTTTGATCATCGACCCTTAAAAGTAGATCAAGATATTGTTTTTGTATGGCGTAGTCGTAACGAAGTCAACGGTCTTGAATACGGAAACGGTGGTGTCAAACTCCTCCCGACGAAGTTAACACTAGATATGAAGGTTGACAATCCAGATATGACCACTAGTATTTCTGGTAGGTTTAGAGCCATGCCAGAAGTATCAAACATCAACAAGTTTAATACAGATCCATTCAATAGTTGGAAATCGGCATTTAGAGAATGTTCTAAGTTATCGAGCAGGATTATTACAGGACAAGTTGACGAAGAAACACAACAGAGATTAGATGTATGGTGCACAGAAACCATAGACAAATATGCTTTAGACGGTGCTAGACAAGGCCGAGACTATGGTTATGAAAATAGAAATAATATAGAAGCTCTTAAAAAGATAAATGATTTTGCATGGCTAGAGGAAAAGTTCAATGAACGACATATCGAGGATTAAAAAATTCATTCCTATAATGAATGAAATATCGCCTACCTTTTGTCTAGCTAAATGGCACCATACCACTATCTATTTGCAGACCGGAGAAACCCATAGTTGTTATCATCCGCCGCCACACAAGATCTCTTTAGAAGAAATCATTATAGATCCAGGTGCTCTGCATAACACAAATCAAAAGAAACATGAACGTCTTGAAATGCTCAATGGAGGAAAACCTAGCGGTTGTAACTATTGCTGGAATATCGAAGCAATGGGCGAGGACTATATTAGTGATCGTAAAGAACGAAACTCTACTATCTACACGCCCGAAAGATTTGCACAAATCAAGGACGGGGATTGGGATCAAAATATAAATCCACAGTATATTGAAATATCATTTGGCAACGAATGTAACTTTAAATGCGGGTATTGCCATCCTAAACACAGTAGTAGTTATTATAAAGAGATCAAAGATCACGGTCCTTATACTATGGTAAAGAATCATAGAAATGACATTGATTGGTTTAAGATCTATGAAGAAGAGGATAATCCTTATGTGGAAGCATGGTGGCGTTGGTGGCCCGAAGTACGCAAGACATTAACTATCTTGCGTATCACAGGCGGCGAACCTCTAATACAGCAGAGTACATGGAGGTTGTTAGAGGATCTTGAAAAAAATCCTTTGCCTAATCTGGAACTAAACATCAACACCAACTTTGGTGTCAAACCTATTTTGATAGATCGTTTAATAGAAAAAGTTAACAACCTAGTTGAAAATAAAAAAATCAAAGATTTTAAAATATTCACAAGCATTGATACATGGGGACCTCAGGCCGAATATATACGTACTGGTCTAGATCTAACTGTTTGGGAAAGAAATCTAAATGAATATCTAACTAGAACTTCTTTGCCTATCACTTTCATGATAACTTTTAACATACTAACAGTTACAAACTTTCAATCGTTGTTAGAAAAGATCATTGAATGGCGCATTAAGTATAATGGAACAGATCAAAATAAATGGCAACGTGTTAGATTTGATACACCGTTCTTAAAAGAACCTTTACAATATGACATGAATATATTGCCCAAAGATCAGTTTATGCCTTTTATGTACAATCATTTAAAGTTTATCGAAAATAATCTAGATAATAATGATCGTACTAAGTTTAGCGATTATGAACTAGAAAAGTTTAAGCGTGTGGTCCATTACATGGAAACTGCAAAATATAGCGAAGAAAAAATTAACGAAGGTCGTAGAGACTTTTACAACTGGTTTAAAGAATACGATCTGCGCAGAGGAACAGATTTTAGATCTACATTTCCTTTGCTTATAGATTTTATGGAGTTATGTAGTGCAGCTTAGAAAAAAATACATACATGACGACCTATCTTTTAAAAGTGACTGCGATATATTAGATGGGGTTGATTCTATCATCTATAATGATGAAAATTTAAAACCTGACTGGGTCGAAAAGCCTGCTAAAAATACAGAGTTTTTTATTAAAAGAAATAAAACCGAACTGTTGGTTGTAATAGGTGAAAGTTGGACCTATGGTGAAACATTGAAAGGAATTGCCACAGGTATAGAAAGATATAATCTTCCTGCTCAACTAAAATAC